ACCGGCGCCGGTCAGGACGCCGTCGCCCGGGCTCGCCTGCACGAAGGGCGCCGAATGGAAGGGGCCGATGCCGAGCGTGGCGAAACTGACCGTCGTGCCGGTGGCGCCGACCGCGACCCCGGTCACGGTCTCGACCGAGGCCGCGGGCACGTCGCCGGTCATGGTGAACTGGGTCACGACCGAGGGAACGGCGGTATTCTGGACCAGCCTCCCTTTGAAGAACTCGGCGTCGACGTTCGCCGCAGCCGGCCAGGATGCATAGGTGTTCGGGTCGCTCTGGCCGGTCTGCCAGCTGTCCAGGCTGAAGGTCATCGCGGTCGAGCCGACCACGCCCGGCCCCGGTTTCCCGGCATCCGAGAAGAAGACGCGCAAGGTATCGTTGAAGCCGACGTCCTGGGTCGGCGTCGTATAGGTCGGGTTCGAGACGGGATCGGGCACGAAGCTCTCGAAAAGCTGCGCGTTGGTGAGCGCGCTCGCCAGCACCGTCGAATCCGGGATGAGCACGCCGGTATAGTGCAGGACGAAACCGGCGAGCGTCCCGAGCCAGTCGGGCGCGGCCAGGAAATCGATCACCGGAATATTCGCGTTGATGACGCTGAGATTGACCGACGCGGCCGGCCCGAGCTGCTCGGCAATGTCATGCGCCTGGATATAGATGGTCCAATTGCCCGGCGGGATGGAGACCGTCGATTCCGAGGTGGCCCGCGAGGCCTCCGTGACCAGCTTGGCGCTCGCCACCGTGCCTCCCTGCGCGCCATAGCGGATGTCATACCCCTTCAGCGCGTAGCTTGCCGGCAGATCGGTCCAGGCGATCAGCACGGTGTCGCCCGACTGCGTCGCCGAGAGGCCGGTGACCGCGATCGGCAGCGGCGGGCCCTGGAGCGTGAAGGTGCTGGCGCTCACCTCGTCGAGCTGCTGCAACGCGCCGCCCCAGAGGTTGAAGGAGAGCAGCTTTACATAGATCGTGGTCCCGATCTGATCCTTGCTAAACGGATAGTCGAAGATCGCGTTATCAAGCCGCGCGAACAGCGTGCCGCTCGCATGGGCCGCGATCGTCGTGCCATAGGCGCCACGGCGGAGGTAAATCAGATTGTAGGCGTTCGGCCCGGTGAGAGTCGCCGTCTCATAGGAGATCAGTTCGCCGTCGCAGTAGCAGAGCGTCGCGTAGCTGTCGGCGTCCGCCTGAGTCCCTGACAATAGAACCGCGCTGGATTCGGTGAGGTCGACCGACAAGGTGTCGGTCGTATCCGGGTCCGTTCCCAACGGCAACACTGCGGTCAGCACGCCCTGGCGCGCCGGGCCCTCTACCGTACCGGCTTGTTTATAGGTGTTGCCGTCGGTCGAAACCCAGATCTGTGCTCCGGCCCAGACGGACCCCGAGCCCGAAACCGCGATGCCGACCTCGAGCGAGCCGTTCGGCGCGATCTCCACCGGGTAAGTGAAGATAACGGGCGCGTTGGCGTCACCGGGATCCTGGTTGTAGTTCGGCACGTAGCCGCTGTTCGGCTGATGGCCGTAGGGCGTGATCGCAGCGTTGCCGGCATTGAAATAATCCTCGGCCACAATTGTCAGGCTCTGGCCGAAATCCTTGTCGTAGTTCTCAGTGATCTCGGTGACCAAGCAGAGGTGATCGGCCAGCCCGAGGTTGCTGTCGTTGATGGCTACGAGATCCATGGGATCGAGCTGGCAATATTTGAGCCCGACCGTAAAAGTATAGGTGTTGCGCACTTGCTGGCGCGCACCCTGCAGTGCGACAGCCTGATTGGCCGCCGTGGCGGCGCAGAAGAAGTGGAAAGTCTTGGTGTCCTGGCTGCGCAAGCCGTAGGCGGTTATGGCGGCATCGTCCTTCCACTCGACGATGGCGGGGTTATAGGCGTTGGTGCGGTCGAGATATTCCACCTTGATGTCGTTGTAGGCATCCGCGGGTCGCGTGCGATTGACCAGCACCGGGTCGTATTTGCCGCCCTTGTCGGTGACGGTGACGCCGGAAGAGCCGCCGTTCTGGTTGGTGAGGTAATCGTCGTCGGTGAAGGTAAATTGAGCCGCGGCCGCCGGCGTGAAACTCGAGCCATTGCCGGACACGCTGCCGGCATCGCCGTAGGGCACGATCGAGAGCTGTCCCGACGACCAGACGAACTCGCTGTTCGTCGCGTCGGTGAGGCTCTTCAGATAGTCGCTTGCCGCCTGCTGATCGACCAGCGCATCGGAGATCAACAAGCCCGCGGCACGACAATAACTCGAAAACATCGTCAAATCGCCGATGTTTTCAAGAGGGAACCCCAGCCCGTAATAGGGATTCGTCAGATAGTCGGTGATGACCGCGGCGGGGTCCGCATCGGCTGGCTGGCCGGAGGTCGAGGAGGCGTAGTTGACGGTAACGGCGACGCCGGCATCGGCTGCGTTGAAGGTATAGTCACCGGCATCGTCGACCGCGTATTGGCCGGGTCCTGGCGCCGAGGCGACCTGAGTATAGGCCGTGCCCCCGGCGGAAACCCCGAGGTCGTAGAGGAACCCCGTGCCGGGCACGCCGACACCCCCGACGACCTGTTGCGGGCCATAGGTCACCTGGAACCTGTAGGGCGCCGAAGACGGGATGGTATGCGCCTCCGCCAGCGGCGACACCTGGAAAGCCAGCGGCGAGCAAATCTCAAAGCCGAAATTGGGCAGTTCGGCGCTATTGCCGAGTTGCAGCGGGCCGGCAGCAGCATAGGCGAGCCCACGATAGTTCAAGGCCGCGTTCGCCGGCTGCTGATTCCCGGCGGTATAGGAGATGGTGACGGTCTCGCCGGCATTCGCCGCGTTGAAGGTGTAGGTGCCGGTTGATGCATTGATCACGTACTGATTGATGGCGGGCGCGCTGCCGACCGCCGTGAAGGCCAGGCCGGAAGGGCCGGCCACGCCATCGTCGGCGATGAAAGGCGCGGTGTAGTCGACCGTGACCGTATAGGGCCCGGTGGCCGGGATGGTATGCTGCTCCGGTATCGCCGCGGAGCCGCTCTGCAGATAGCCCCAGGCGCTTTGCGCGTAGCTGCCGAGAAACGGCGTGAAGTTGTAGGCCGCGAGCGTAGCGGCAGTCTTGTCGTCCCAGAGCTGATCGATCGCAGCCATCGGGCCCTCGCACAAGGCGATGGCCACGCCGGCCTGGTAGGTATAGTTCACGTTGGCGCCGCCGTTCCCGCCGCCCTTGCCGCCGCCTTTGCCGCCACCGCCGCTGCTATTGGCGATGGCTTCGAAGTTGCCGTACCAGATCAGGTTGCCGGAAATGCGGATCTGGCCATAGACGATGGCGACCGCCTTGCCGGCGACGGAGGTCTGCACGCGGAGCGAGGAATATTGTGGTCCCTGATTCGACTGCTTGCCGCCTGCGTTGCCGAAAAGAAAACCGCTCATCGGACCCTCACGGACAACAGGTTAACCACAGAGGCACAGGGCAAAACGTTTTTGCGGCAAAGCCGTGAAGAATCTTCCCTGTGCCTCTGTGGTTAACCTGCTTCTGAGAATACGCTGAAGAATTTGGTGTCCCGCCCCGCCAGCCGGCCACCATCACCACGATCGAGCACCACCATGCGGGCGCCGGCATAGGCGTGGATCACTTCTTCGGGCCATGGCCTGGTGATGATCGCGCCGTGCGCGAAGGCGCGGCCCCAGCGGTAGAGCACGATATCGCCGGGAACTGGCCGCTCGATTTCATGGGCCACGTTAATAATGACGGCCAGGTATCGTTCCAAGTCCCGATGCAGGTGCCAATCCGGCGGGTAGTGACCGATGTCGACGGGCGGCACAGCGCCGGCGCGGGCGAAGACTTCGGCGAGCAAGGTCGCGCAATCGACGCCGCCGCCCTTTATGCGCCCCATGTGGTGGTAGGGCGTGCGGAGCCAGGTCTTCGCCTCGGCAATCACGGCAGCGCGCAGAACGGTTTCGGCTGACATCACGCGCCTCCTGAGAGATGCGGCCTCTCACGGTTCGAGGGCGAACCGCTGCCGGCCTAGGTCGCCGCAGAGACCGCAGCTATGCTGCGGTCTCTGCGGCTGGGATAAACGGCTGGCCGCCGAAGTTGGCGGTGTTGGCGAAGTAGGCGCAGGCCTGGAAGGTCTTGTTGCAGCCGGGATAGGCGGTGAAGGTGTCGCCGACCTGCACCGGAAAGTAGAAGGGTGCGAGCAAGGTCATCGTTCCCGTCCCGCCATTCCACATGCGGACCGAACGGCTGAAGCCGGCGTTGTTGCCGGAAGTCATCACCACCTGTCCGAGCGCGAAGGTGCCGCCGGCACCGGCGCCCGCCGGCGGCACTGCCGTGGTGACGATGGTGTTCTGCGTGCTGCCGGCGCCTAGCGTGCCGCTCACGGCAAAGGCGGCGCGCGACAGAGTGCAGCCGGCATCGAACAAGGTGTGCCGGCAGGGCGCGCCGAACAGATTGCGCGGCATGTTGATGCCGAGCAATTCCAGGTGGCTGTTGATGGAGATGACCGCGGCACTGCGCCCGAAATCAACCGTCGCGACGCGGCCGTAAAACCAGCAGATGGCGCCGACCGGCACCCACGATGTCGCGCCGGCGTTTGGCGGGCCGGAGAAAAAGGCGTAGTCGACTTCGACAGTGGCACCGTCGAGCGCGCCGGCTGCGAGCGCCTGCAGCCAGGGCTGGCCGCCGATCATGTCGGGGAAGGCCGCGCCGGTGAGGTCATCAGTTGATCGAGGGCTTGCCGCGACTTGGAAACTGTCTACATCGAGGCCGATCTTGAAGTGGCCGACAGCTTTCTGATCGTCGCGATCGAAGCGCACCTCGCCAGAGGACCAGATCTGCTGGCCGTAGGTCGGATGGTCAAATGATATGTCGATGTCGGAGACCGCATAGTAGAGCCGGCCGCCACCGGCGAGATTGAAGGTGTAGAGATCTACTTTATAGCCGGGCTGCGAGCTCGACCAGGCGGCCAGCAGTGCCTGTACGGCTGACGTGGCGGAGCTGGGCAAAACAGGTTTGATAGCAACCTCCCTACCCAAAATGTGCTTGCGCCGTGCGGCCTTCCGCGACGATGCGCAGTGCGCATCGCGCTGCCAGCCGCCAAGAAATTACAATTTTACGGTCGTAAAATTTAATTTCTTGAGTTCTCGAAGATTCGTCATGAACTCTGCCAACTCCAGGCCGTTGTCGTCGTCGAAGCGGCAGCACCAATAGTAGGCGCCGGTCCAGGTGAGAGCATGTGTCGCCGCCGGCGCCGTGGTGAAGGTGACGATGCCGGTGGGTCCGACGGCGTAGTTCGACGAACTGACGAGCGAGCCGTTGTCATAGACCTGGATGGCGCCATTCGGGCTCTGCACCGGCATGATGAAGCCGCCGAGCGTCCGTACGAGCTGGAACGCCGTCGTGCTGCCGTCGCCGGTGCCGAACTGCTGTGCCGAAACGGCGTTGTCGGTCGCATCGTTGAAATAGAACACGCCAGCAATGCCGCCGACACTGCAGAAAAGGCCTTCAAGACTCTGCCAATCGGCGACGGCCAGGTAATCGAAGGTCAGCTCGTACTGGTATTTGGGATAGAGCCACTGCCGGATGGTGGTTTCCTTGCCCGACTGCGAGGGCTGACGGATCGTGTAGAAGAGCGGCACGCGCTTGACCGGCCAGGACAGACCGATCAGGGAAGGGAAGACGGGGATGGTCATGGCCTAGTATTTCGGCCGCAAGCTGGGGTTGGCGTTCATCTGCTGCACCACGATTTTCGCCAACTGCCGGGCATAGGTGTTCGCCATGGTGGTGAAGGAAGCAGCATCCACGGCGGTGACGTTCATCGCCACACCCACGCTGGTGCCTCCGCCACCTGGCGAACCGCCGGGACCGCCCAAGGTCAGCTCGCCGCTCCGGATGCTATTGGCGAAGCTCGCCGGGACCACCATCTCGCCGGCGTGCAGCAGCGCGCTCATGTTCTGCGGAATGGTGGCCGCGCCGATCTCGAAGCTGCCGAAGGCCGCCACCGCCGCGAAGGCAGCCGCGGCGGCCGGCGGCGCCAGGATCCATCCGACATAGGGAATGGCACTGACCGAATTGTAGACGTTGGCCGCGGCGTTCTTCGCATCCACCAGGATGGATTGCGAGGCCGCCGCCTTCTGCTGTCCGATACCGGCCGCTGTCGAAGTCGAATCGGCGGACAAGATAGTGCTGTCGGCCGCCACCGAAGCATTGACCTTCTGCGTCTCGGCTAGCAGGTGGGCAAGCAGGCCGCCCTGCGCCGTCTGCTTGTCGGAAGCGAGACCCAACGCATTGTTCAAGAGCTTGTTCGTCAGCCATTTGGCATCGGCCATGATCTCGGACTGGACGAGTTGCTGCGTCGCCGAGCGGATCGATTCGTTGAGCGACTTGCGGCCCGAAAGCATGTCGCGGATGAAGGTATCCTCCGCGCCTTCCACTTCGCGAAACGAGCTTTGCCATGCTGCGGCTTGCTGGTCGGCCTGCTTCTTTGCCTCTATGGCAGCCTGGTCACGGAGCCTCTGGATCGCGGCGGTCTGCTGCTGGGCGATCAGCGTCTTGCGGTCTTCCGCGGTCTGAAAAGCTACAGTGTCCTTTTCATAGAGCTTCGCCAGCTGGTCGATCAGACCAGATTCTGTCGTATAGGTCGCTTTCGTCAGCGACTCCTCCTGCTGGAGACGTTGCGCGCTGCTGATCTGGCCCACGGCATAGAGCGCCTGATAGTGCTGCATTCCCGCCTGAAGCTGCCGATCGAGCAGCCTGATCTGATCGTCGATCGACTTGGCCGCCACGGCGGTGGTGCGCCCGAGATCCGCCGCAGCGGGCGCCGCCGCGGCAAGCTCGGCACTGAGGTTCGCCACTTGCGCCCTCGCCTCTGTCGCGTGCCCTGCCGCGGATGCCAGGCCAGCGCTCAACGCGGCAGTGCCGGTCTGGCCGGAAGCCGCCATCTGGTCGCCCAGGCTCTTCACGCTGGCGCTCAGACTGCCGATGCTGGACTGGACCTGTGCGAGCTGCGCCTGAAGATCGGCGGTCGTTGCCGTGATCTTCAGTTCGATGCTGTCGTCGGCCATGGGATGCCCTCGAGACGGAATTACGCTTTGAAGAAGCCGCCGGGCGACAGGGCGAGCAGACCGCCAATGTCTTGTGGCTCTGTTTCAGGCGCCGACGCGCGCCTTGGCTTGACCTGATAGACGGCGGCAAGGATGTCCCGCGCCGGCGGGAAGTCGGCCCAATATTCGAACTGCTCGTAGACCTGCGGAAGCGTCATCGCATCTATCTGCGGCCGGGTATAGCCGCACTCGGACGCTAGGCGACCGTAGATGTGGACCCAATCGATGCCGCTTCCGCTTTGGCTTCCCCCGGCGACAAGACCAGGCCGGAATGCTGCAGGATCGTCATGTTCGCCTGGCTCAACTCGGTGAGCGTCACTTCCAGGTCGAGAATGACATCGGCAGTGACAACGGGGTTGTCCCGCGACAGCGCGGCCGCGACCGTTTCGACCATGTTGTCGTAGGCCAGCTTCTCCGCCGCAGCGGGATCCGGCGGCGCGGCGCGGGCCTTGGCAAGGCAGACGCCGAGCTCGCGAAGCTGACGCAGGGTGAGCGGCCGGACGACATAGTCCCGGCCGCCAAGCCTGATGGTTACATCGGGCATCAGCTGACCTCCGCGAAGGCCATCTGCAGCACGTTGCCGGCGGCATTGGCGAAGCAGTCGAAGTCAAGCTCCGGGATCACGAAGTCGTCGAGCTTGGTCGCCAGCGCCAGCTTGCTGGAGACGCAATTCAGCAGCTTCACGTTCAGCGGCAGGCCCTGAAAGGTCGTGTAGAGCTGCGCCTGGAAGGCCGGCGTGGTGCCGAGCAGGTTGTTCGGCAGGGTGAGCTGCTGGCCCGAGGCCGAGACGGTATAGGTGTAGGAGATCAGCACCGAGATGCCGCTGGTATGATCGGCGGAGGCAAAGGTATAGACGCCGCCGGCGGCAACGGAATATTGCCCGGCCACCGGCCCGCTGGCGACGCGGGTGAAGGGCAGGCCGGTTGCCGCGTTGATGACGCCGTAATCGTCGACCCAGGTGGCGCCGTTCGCCACCGTGATCTGGAACGGGCTCGCCGGGATGGCGGTCGGGCCTTCGCCGAACGAGGTGGTGAGCTGGCCGGCCGACAGAGTCAGACCGAAGAAGAGATTGGCGAAGGCGATGCCGGATATCTTCGCCATCTTGGCCTTGCCGGAGACCTTCCCCTTGCCGCGCGCGATGGCGACGGGAAATTGGTTCTGGCCGTAGAGCATCTTGGTGTCGAAGCCGACATCCAGGCTGACGTCCTGGACCAGGCCGAAATTGATCGGGGTCGCATTGGCGATGTCGGTGCGCTGACCGAGCAGAACGCCGGAGCCGAAGGAATACATGGGATGAGATCTCCGTCTTGGGGATGGTTCGACGCCTCACGGCGTGGCGTGATATTTGGATTTTTCTTTGGTTCAAAAGCTGCGACGGACGCAAAGGACCGGCGATTGGCCCAATGCATCATTTGTCCGGTTCGCGTCCACCGTATGTTGCCTGATCGAAAGAGATAAACCCTTCAGTCCAGCCGTCCCGATCGACGACACTTTCGAATATTTGGAAATCGTCGGGAAAGTCCCGGAACCCTGGTCGAGGCTTGAGCCGCTCGATGGCGTCCTTGGCTTTTTCTTCTGTCGAATAGACGCCGATGAACTTCTGATCCTCCTCGTCCTCATCGTCGGAACAGTGAATGTGATAGAGCAAATATACCTTTGTCATGGGACACCTTTTGTCAAATCACTGTCCCCGGCGGAATCGAATCAGGAGACGACAGCATGGGCGTATAAGGATAGGGCGTGACCGAAAGCCCCTTCGGATCTCGGAACGAACGGTCTCCCCATTTCTGTATTTTGCTAAACTCGCTGTCTGGGCCCTTTTCATAATTGCCTTTCCCATATTTTTCGTCCAGTAGTCGCTGGGCAAAATCCTTGCCGGATTCGCCCACGCGCGGGCGCTGGCCTTCGGCCCAGCTCGGCGGTCCTTTTGCGCCTTCCTTGCCGCCGACGCGCGGTATCGTTTCCTTGAACTGCTCGACGATGCCATCTTCGGGAACGATGATAGGAGGCCTTGCCAACAGGAACTCTTGTGCCAGCACGACATTCCCGTCGCGGCTTCCCGCACTGCCACTGTCCCCCGAGTTCGTTGCGGAAGACGGCGCCGGCGATGCGCGGGCTCCGGTTGTCCAGCGGCCGCGCTCATCACGTGGCTCATCCGGATCGAAGCCTTTAAGCAAACGATTGGCCTCAGCGAGGCGCTGGAACGCAGCCGGATCGTCGACCGGCGGCAGACCCAAATGCACGGCCGCGATGGCGGCACGCGGAAGATCGCCGGCGTCGAGTGCGCGGGCCACGGCGCCGAGCCCGTTGGACAGCGCGGCGGCGGGGCATTCGCCATAGGCCGCTTCCATAAGCAGCGCGATCTCGATCTCCGGCCGGAGGTGAGCGCGACCGTGGCCTCCCTTGCGGAGCTGGACGGCGATGAGCGGTGTTCCATCGCCGAGAAAGAAGCCCTCCAGCGTGACATAGGCTTCACCATTTGCCGCGTCGGGCATGCCGAGGCGAACCGTGCGGGCGAACGGCTGATGCATGCGCGGACCTTATGTCGATTGTCGCAAGAAGCGGGTGCGGGCGAAGGAATCCGGCGCCGGGGAAGCGCCGGCGAGACGTTGGAGACCTATGGAATCAGGATCGCGACGGGAATGACGGCGACGGAGCGGCCGTTGGCGTCGAGGCCTACGTAAGATTCAACGTTGCCTTCGATCCAGTCCCGACGCGGATGCGTGCATCCAGCCTGGCGGCTTGGAGCGGCGGCTTCAGGATAGAGAACATTACGGTTGCGATTGGTCTGAAGTGCCGCCCTTCCAAATCTCGTCCGAGTCAAGCCACGTGGGATATTTGAGGAGGAAAGAATAAAAGTCCGGCGCTATCAGCAAGACGTGCTGAGGCTCCATGCCGATGAAGGGCACCGCCACAATCGGCATTCCCTCTTTCCGCACGTCGAACGCAAATGCCTCGCCCCCGCCGTCAGAACCAAACACCAACAGACCCGGCATATATTCCGCAACCTTGTAAGCATCGTTCAGCTTGGTAATTTCTTCGACGCGCCACAAGCTGATATAGAAATGGTCGTCGACAAAGCCGTTGCCGCCATTCGCATACATAAGAAACGCAACATACTCGACCGGCAGGGGGCGACCATATTCCTCTTCGAACAGCCGAATGTCTGACAGATTTGCGGGCGGGTTCCCGTTAAATTTCTCCAGCAATCGCGCGAAGTTCCATTCGTTTGAGGTCATTGAAGCAATCTCTTTTAGGGCCGCCCACCATGGCTGTATCACCCAGTGCTTGAACGGTTCAGGATTCGCCACCATTCCGAGTGCCCTTCGTAGCGCGTCGCCATGGCGAGGTTAGAGCCTCGCGCCAGGCACACCATCCCAAAGGCAGGTCCCAGAGCTCTTCGACGCTAGGGTCCAGCTCCACGATCTCGCGCAGACCGACGACGGCAGCATCGCTCTCTTTCGGAGGTCCAGATGCATTGGTGTGAAACTGCCATCCACCGTCCCATGCATCGTGCGAAACATAGGCAATCCAATCCCGGCCGCTGACAATTCCTCGGATCGCAATCACCGCTACGTTGGGAGGATCTTGGAACTTCCAATCTGCCATGTATCAATCCACTGGTTTGATCTTAATGGCTCTTGATCTGGCACCAACGAGATGCTCCGCAAAATCCAGATGCTTCGCTCCGTCCGAGATTCTCGAGGTCTAGTCATCAATCACTGCGGTATCTTCAGGTCGAACTCGCGCGCGATCTGCTCCGCGTGTGCATGCCGCTTTCCAGCAGCCGGAGGCGCATCGGCGTGAGGCCCCACATATTGCCCACTAACGTCGCAGCGTAGGTTAAGGGCCCGAAAAATCCCACTTGGACCATACCACGAGGAAAGAGTAAAAGTTCGATGCCATGGGACGTTCGTCCTCAATGGCGATATAATCCACCATTACAACCGGCATTTCGTTCACTCGCATATTGAATGCAAATGCCTCCCCGCCCCCATCAGAACCAAAAGCCAGCAGGTGAGGCGCAAATTCATCGAAGCCACAACTTTTGTTGGCCTCAAGAATTTCTTCCAACGGCCACAGGCTAATATAACCATTGTCGCCCACCCAACCTTCGCCCCCGTTTGCATAGAGCAGAAAGGCGGTGTAGTCGGCTGACAGCGGTCGACCTAACGTCATTTCAAATTGCCGGATGTCCGAGATGCTCGCTGGCGCATTTTTGTCAAACTTTTCCAGCAATTGTTCAAATTTCCATTGAGCCGAAGTCATTGCACCAACCTCGTTAACGTCCCCAACTGCTGCGCACGCCTCCTGAAATCAAACGCTGGGGCGGTTTTATCCGGCGTTGAACAGATCGTGAAGCATATCGTCCTCGGCAGAGTTAAGCGGTTGCGACAAGCCGCCCCCCACATACCGAAGCTCCAATGCGCCGCCTAGCCGGCCATCTTCGATGGCGCGAACACCATCAAGCACACAGAAAAAACCGAACACTGCTTTGTCGACTGCGGCTTTGACGGTCAAGGCTAAGAGTCACTTCTGATCAGCGTCAAGCGTCCGGTACCACTCTGCGCGGACGACTAAATCTGCAGCAGGTTTTCGCTCGGGCGAATGCTCCATCGTCCCGAGTGTGTCCGCGGCAGCGCTATCACGAACAACTTCCTTTATAACGTGAACGAATTGCTGACGATCTACACCTACCTCGACAGCATTTCCGACAACTGTCGTCACATCGGCTCGAAGCCCTCTCACACGTTATCGCTCACGCCGCTGCATATGGGCTAGGGGCCCGAAAAATCCCACTTGGACCATACCACAAGGAAGGAGTAAAAGTTCGCCGCCATGGGACGTTCGTGCTCCATGCCTATAAAAGGCACCATTAAAATCGGCATTCCATTCACTCGCATATCGAAAGCAAATGCCTCCCCGCCCCCATCAGAAGCAAAAGCCAGCAGGCCAGGCGCAAATTCGTCGAAACCGTAGCCTTTGTTGGCCTCAAGAATTTCTTCCAACCGCCACAGGCGAATATAACCATTGTCGCCTACCCAACCTTCGCCCCCGTTTGCATAGAGCAGAAAGGCGGTGTAGTCGGCCGGCAGCGATCGACCTAACGTCATTTCAAATTGTCGAATGTCCGAGATTCTTGCCGGCGCGTTTCGTTGAAACTTTTCCAGCAATGGTGCGAAATTCCATTGAGCCGAAGTCATTGCAACAACCTCTGTAACGTCGCCCACCATGTCGTAAACGGGCGGTGTTCGGACGGTGCCATGGGAATTTTGTTCGCCGGGTCAACAGGATCTCCTCCAAGTTTAATTGGATGGACATCATGAATATCTTGTCCCTCAAGCGATGGATCGGCGCGATGCAGTTTGCGGTTCGCGTTGTCAGCCGCGTCCCGCGCCTCAGTGTACTCCGACCCCTCCAAAATACGAAATGGACCATCTGGCCTTGGGACACCCTCGGGATAGCCGCTCCAGTCCGATATTGAAAATGAACCTTCGCTATATGGTGCTGCTGCGGTTGCCGGAGGGGGCGATATCGGATTGGGGGCGGAAGCCGCCGCTAATCCGCCACCGACGAAAGGGCCAGCACTCCCGGGAGCGAGCCCAGGTTTAATTTGTTCGATATGAACGTTTCCATGCTCAGCGTCTTCTATTTCGCTGGTCTGACCGGCTCGACGCCTTGCTTCGTACGCAGGATCTGATGGCTGGTCGCTTTCGCTTGCTTCCGCGGTCCCGATGAAGTTGAAGCGATCCCAGAAGCCGGGACCGGTTGACGAGGTCTGGATGACTGGCGCAGTCGTTCCCGTCGTCCAGCGGCCGCGGCCGTCGCGCGGCTCGTTCGGGTCAAAGCCGCCCTTAAGCAGGCGATTGGCTTCGGCGAGGCGACGGAGCGTCGCCGCGTCGGCGATCGGCGGAAGACGCAAATGCACCGCCGCGATGGCGGCACGCGGAAGATCGCCGGCGTCGAGTGCGCGGGCCACGGCGCCGAGTCCGTTGGATAGCGCGGCGGCGTCGGGGCATTCGCCATAGGCCGCTTCCAGGAGCAGCGCGATCTCGATCTCCGACCGCACTTTTGCGCGGCTGCTGCCGTTCTTGGCGAGATCGACAGTGACGAGCGCGCTGCCGTCGCCGAGAAAGAAGCCCTCCGGCGTGACATAGGCCTCGCCGCTCGCCGCACCGGGCATGCCGAGGCGAACCGTGCGGGCGAACGGCTGATGCATGCGCTGACCTTGTGGTGGTTGCGTGCAGGAAACTCAGGGCGCGAAGCGCGCCTGTGATGGGAGGAACCCGATCCCGCGCCACCGTCACGCTTACGGAGATCAGGTGTCCCGGAGCGCCGACACACGTACCGTCTCAGCGACTCTGGATGCCCTCTTTCGAGGGCATGACGACAATAGAAAGGCCGTAATTCTGGGCGAGCTTTTGAGGGGTCAGGGAATCAGGATCGCGACGGAGATGACGGCAACGGAGCGGCCGTTTGTGTCGAGGCCTTCGTAATATTCAACGTTGCCCTCGATCCAGCAGTGGGAGACCAGGCCGCCGAGGGTCTGCACGCCCTGCATGGCGAGATCGGTGCCGGCGGGCGCGAGCGCGGCTTCGACCGCGTCCACCATGTTGTTGAGCTGCGTCGCGGGAACCACGCCCGCGATCTGTGGGTCGCAGGCGTAGAGCCAGACCAGGGCATGCAGGGTACGCTTCGGCGGCAGGCCGCGGCCCGGCTCTGCATATTTCTCCGGCCGCTGCGACAAGAACAGCGCCGGCATCTCGGAGGGCTGCACGTCTTCCGGGTTGCGCAGGATTCGCGATGCGGTCGCGGCACCGGTTGCTTCGGCCACTAGGTTGAACAGCGCGGCATAGATGGGCTCGCGGACGGCGGTCATGGTTCGACGGCCGCGCCAACGGCAGCACGCAGGCTGTCGCGAATCTGATCCGCCTGGTCCGCCAGGGCCGAGCGCAGGAACGAACGCTCCAGCATGCGCGAACCGGGATGCTGCACCCGCTTGGCGAAGATGGTCTTGCCGCCGATGCGGAACGCCAGCACGGAGGCGTCGCGCGGGGCGATCACGTGCGGCGCGGTCTTGCCGCCGTATTCCTGGATGGCGGCGTATTTCACCTCGGTGCCGAGGCTGGCGACGATGCCGTCGCCGTCGTCCATCACGGTCAAGGCGATGCTGTCCCGCAAAGTGCCGCTCCGCACCTTCAGCACCTGGCCGGAGAGCTTGTCCTGCATGACATGGGCTTGCAGCGCGAGGCCGTTCGTGGTGACGGCGGCGAGCAGCTTGTCATGCACCCGCGCTGCCATGGACGCGAAGCGATCGGCGACCGCATCGTCGCCGCGGATCTGCACCCCGATCATTGCGGCGCTACCCGGCGATAGACCATGAGCTGCTCCCTGGTCCAGTCGCTCATGTCCTTCTGGCTGTAGGAAAGCCGCATGCTCTGGCCGGTGTCCTTCGACACTTCGCCGATGCGCGAGCGTTCCTTGTAGCGGAGCGCGACCAGCTCGATGCAGGCCTGCTCGATATCGAACGGCGTATAGCTGTAGGTCACGGCGATGGGCTTGCCGGCATCGGCGGCATTGAAGACGTAGCTCGGCGTGCCCGTCGTCGTGATGCCGTATTGTCCCTGCGCGAGGCTGCCGCTCGAGACGAAGACCAGCGCGGCACCGCCGGCGAAGGAAATACCGCGGTCACCGTTCCAGGGCCGGCTCAGCGCGGTCACCGGAAGCTGGAACGGCGTGCCGGAGGGGATCGCCTGCGGCTCGCCCTGTGCGAGATAGCCGGCGGTGTAGGCGACGGCGACGTTCTGCCGGCGCCGGTGGAAGGCATAGCCGACCAGCGCCAATTGCTGCGGCCCGGCTTCGCTCATCCCATCCCAGGGCTGCAGCAGATAGCCGTTGCCGCTCGGCGCCGGCGAAGACGCAGGGATGGTTATGGTGTCGATGGTCAGCGAGGCGACCGAGGTGACCGGCCATTGGCGCAGCAGCATGGCCGTGTCGCCGTTGCCGTCCATGGTCTCGGCATAGGCCTGGCTGGCGATCTGCCGGCCGAGCCAATTCTGCACGAAGCTGCTGGCTGCCGTGACCAGGCGGGCCAGCAGCGCATCGTCGGTGGTCGGCAGCGGCTGGACGCCAGCGCCGAGCCAAGCCTTCACATTGGCCAAGGTGGTGAGATCGCCCGCGGCCATGGCGCGTCACCCCGCCTTCTGCGTGAGGATTTCCGCGCGGGCGCCGTCGCGCAGCTTGGCGTTGCTGACGGGATGTTCGACCGCGACGCCCCTCTCGCGAAGGAAGGCAAGAAGCGCGGCACGATCCATGCCGGCCACCAGGTCCTTCGCGGCCGCCGCATCGATCGGCGCGGCGCGGCGATAGCCATGGGCGGAGAGCTCGGCCACCGCCTCGTCGGGCACCTCGACGAAGCCATCCACCACCGGATGCTCGACGCCCTGGAAGGCGACGCCGGTCGCCCCCGCAGGAGCCTTCATGCGGACCATGATGTGTTCCTTGATTCGGATTCAGAGCGCAGGACGGGGCCGGATTTCAGGTCCGGCCCCGCATGGAGACCTGCTCAACCGTTGGCGATGTTGGTGATGACGCCGAGGCTCGGCGGGAAATAGTGCTGCAGGATCTCGTCGGCATAGACGCCGTATTCGTAGGCGCGGCGGATGAGCGGCCATTCGATCTGGTAATAATCCTGCCGCGTGCGGATCTGCGCGACATTGGCCACGTTCGACAAGGGATAGGGCAGCTTCGAGGTGAAGAACAGGATAGTGCCGGCCGGCATATTCGGATGCACCTCGACGGGAACCACCTGTCCGCCCGCCATGCTGAAACGATTCAGGTATTGCCGGATCATCACGCCGCCGGCCAGCATGCCGTCCTTGATCTCAGCGGTGTAGCGCAGGTTCGAGGTGGAGCCGCCGGCCAGCATCTTCTTCGAGATGTTGAGCGCTTCCTGGCTGTTCACCAGGATGAGGTCCGGCGACAGGCGGTAATTGTCCCAGAAGGATTTCAGCGCCGCGTCGATCTCGACGATGCCGCCCTCGCCGTCTGATGTGAGCGGCGTGCCGGTGCCGACGGTGCCGGTGGGCTGCGACGCGAAATAAGCGTTCGAGCCGGATTTCAGCGCCTGGGTCAAGAGTCCATCGAACACCAGCGTGTTCGCGCTGTTGTCGGCGCTGCCGAGCGAGGCGGCGGTCTGCGTGCCGGTCGCCGTGGCGGTGATCACCAGGCTGTTGATGAAGGTGATGGCGCCGAGCACTTCGGAGCCCGCGGTGCCCCAGAACCAGGCATAGCCCATGGCGCCCTTCACCGCGGCAACCGAGGCGCCGCAGCTGCCGTTCGGACCGGTGATGGAGGCGGTGGCGTTGGTGGATTGCTTGGCCGCGCCGCCGCCGAACACGTCGCTGTTGCTGTAGGGGCCGGCCGAGGCGCGGGTGATCTGGCCCTGGATGCCGCCGGCGACGGAACCGTTGATCACGCCGTCGAGGGACAGCGCGACGCAGATGACGGAGAGCGTCTGCGTGGCGAGCGAGCCGCCGCTGGTCGAGGCTGCCAAGGTCGGCGTCGGCGTGGTGCCGAGCGCGAGCGAATTGTTGCCGCCGAGGATGAGTTGCTCCTCGCCAAGCATCACCGCTTCCAGGAGGGCCCGCGCCGCTACCGCGCGGATGTCGTCGAAGCCCATGCCGGCGTATTGCGCCTCGAAGTCGACGCTGTCTTCCAGGCCGATGCCCTTGTAGACGGCGATATAGTCCTGGGTCGAGATGGCCATGACGCCGCCGCGATTGCCGCCGGACACGCCGAGGCGCACGCTCGAGGTATTCACGCCGGTGATGGCGCGCCAGTTGGCCTGGATGCCGCCCTTGCCGGAGACGCGGGGGATGCGGTTGCGGAGCGGCGTCAGCACGGGATAGAGGAACTTGGCACCGGTTTCCAAGTCGTAATAGGTGAGGCCGGAGGTGGCGCTGGCGTTCTGCGCGAAGGTGCTCTTGGCCAGCACGCCGGCGAGGCGGGGATCGTCGATCGGCGACTTGTAGGCCGCCTTGAAGGCATCGAGCGTCTTCTGCACTGCGTTGGGATCAAAGGTCATCTAAGGGCTCCATCAAGGGAGGGGCGGCGTCTCCTGCGACAATCGCTTCGCGATTGCGCCAACGACGCGGCCGATTGCCTTGCCCAAGGGCCTGCAGGTGGATTGCCCGGCCCGGGCGAACAGGCCGGCGAAAACAAGAGTAGAGATTAGCTATCTACGCGCGCTAGCACGCGGTGAGCGCAAGCCGAGCTGGTAGTCAATTCCCGTCATCCGCACGCGCCACCTTAGTAGATCGGGACTTACGGCGAAGTGTGTGGCCGCATCGTCGTCTGACATTGACATTCGCCGCATCCATAGGAGCGCAGGCCGCGGCAGCAAAAGCGCTGCTCCGAGCCATGCGGCTTCGTCTTCCTGTTCTTGGTTGAAGGCGCTCGGCACAAGATGTCCATCGGATGTTTGCACAGCCGAAGCTAACTCATGACCCAACATAATGTGCGCTAGCTCATGCATAACGACACTATTCTGGCGTCGCGCAGATTGCTCAGAATTCACAACAATTAAATTGTGGATGCCTATGCGTAGCGTGAAGCCGGACCATTCCTTCGCCCCTGCTCCACGCAATTGTCGAAGGTCCGCGGTGGACAAGCCTGCAACGTCTTCTGTAAGCCAGATAGTTACGTCGAGGTCTTTCGCGACGTCACTTCCCAAGAGGGGGGCCGTGTCGCCGAGCCCCATCCTTCGGCGCAACTCTACGGCGCGCCGTTCGCTTTGAGATTTGAACCCCCGCTTGAGCACTATTGGTGACCATCAGCTTTGATCTTTTCCGCAAACTGCCTATACGCGGCCATGATCAAGTTTCCCAGTGCCTTGGACGTCCCTGGCGTCACCGCCTTGTTTTTCTTGAAAACGACTTGCACGTGGGGTCGATCCGTTGTCTGTGCGCCGAGCGACGTGCCCAAGTAACGTGCCGGCTCAACTCCGAGCCATACACATACTTTTTTCAAAGTCTCCAGGTCGGGGATTCTACCGTTCTCGATGCGTGAAAGGGTGGCTGGGCTGATCTCAATCTCCGCGGCGGCCGCCCGGACTCCCATGCTGCCGCGTTTCTGTTGGAGCAGCTGCCCAAGTTTCTTCGGCGTGAGTTGATCGCTTTCCATAGCGTCTCATAGAAGAAATAAGTGTTGCATACGTGAGGCTCCTGTGTTTCTCTAGAGAGACGGTCGAGAGAATCATGCCCGGAGTGCTTGGTCAAGTGATTCTCGCGAAAAGGGCAATCAGGAGTCCTCAACCAGGGTTTACGTCGGCACGGCAGGTAACGGGCAGGCGCCTATTGGCTAGCAACGTAGGAGTAGCTTCATGGAAGCGGCACAGCACAACGACTACGAAGTTGAGATCAACTACAACGGCGTCGTGAAACCGTTCAAGGTCACGGTGAGCGAGCTGGTGAAAGCTTTGCTGGAAAAAGCAATTCGAGTGTTCGGCATCAGCCAGAACATGCATTTGCTAGCGCTGTTTACCCCGAGCAACGAAGAGCTCGCGGACAGCAAGACCATTGGCAGCGCTGGCGTGCATCCGAACGAGCGCCTGAATTTGCGCCCCAGTGCAATGCGTGGTGGTTGTGGCCAGTGATCTACCACGTACCCCGCGTCGTGCTGTCGGAAACGTTCAAGATGTTCCGCCTATGTGGCGCGGGTGAGCGCGAATGCGTGACGTTTTGGCTAAGCAAGTGGTCGACCCCTTATGCCATTAACGAAGTGGTCCATCCAAATCACTCGGGACATCAATACGGATTCGAGCTAGATCCAAACTGGCTGAACGATTTTTGGAATCGCCTAGCAGATCGCAGAGAAGGAGTCCGTTGTCAAATTCATACGCATCCGAAAACGGCGTTTCACTCCCCGACCGATGATGCTTGGCCTATCGTTCACACGTCAGGGTTTCTGTCATTAGTAATCCCGGATTTCGGAATGAAGTGCGTTGGATTTGAGCGCGCCTTTCTTGCCGAGCTCAATCCTCATGGTCAATTCTGCGAATTGCCGATTCATCAGCGGCTGGTGATCGTATGAGCCCTCGGGAAGCCTTGGATCGAACGCTCCTACTTATGAGGAACGACCTCCGCGCGGAAATCTCGGATGAAGTCTTGTTACGGACGCTCCTAAATACGAAAGTCGCGTTGATCGCCGACTTAGCAAACGTGAAGACGCACTCGGCACAATGCGCATATGTCACTGCAGCCATAATGTGTATGCGCTCAGGGGCTACCGTCTATCTCGCGGCGCCGAACGTAGAGCTGTTGGGACCGCAGCCGCCGCTATCGCAATCCAAACTGATCGACGCCCTTCTCGATGTCGGCAACAAAATAATCCCATCTCGCCATTTTCACATCGAGCCCCCAAGGGTGAAGCTTGATCTTGTCATATTGCTTGGCGACACGACATGGACGGGCGAGGCAGACTTAGTTGTCAGCATCAATGCAAGCGATTGGAGCTGCCAGCTTAGTGAAGCGGGTGCCGCCGCTGCATGGGCTGGCAACGAATGGCCGTTCGGCGCGCTGGGTGCCGCAGCTCTCGCCGCTGGAGAAGCGTTCAAGGTAGCTATGCGCAAACTTCGCGATTGGCGCAAGCACGACATATTTGATGATTTTTTTGCGTTGACGACCTACGCACGTCTCCAACTTGCCTCTGATTTGACCCAAAAGCGGACTGCGCTCGATCGTGCAGATTTTGTCAGCGGAGGAGCGATAGCGAACGCGGCGATTTTTGCATTAGCCCGTCTCCCGGCAGCACGCGGCGTCGTGCGAGTGATTGAACCCGATCTAAATGGCCTCTCGAACGCGAATCGCTACCCGTTGCTGACCCTAGATCGGCTCAATCTCGGTAAAGCGCATGATTTAGCCACCCGAAACCTTGGTAATCTTAAAGTGCGCGGCCTGCCTTTGCGGTTCGACGCGACTAGCCACAGGCGTATAGGTACTTTCGCACCGTCAGTCCTCGTGGGCGTGGATCATATCCCGAGCCGTTGGGACGTGCAGCGGACTCTTCCAAAATGGCTGGGAATAGGGGCAACTTCGCACTATGGCGTCATGATTACTGTGCATGAGGCAGGCTTGCCCTGCGCGACATGCGCCCACCCTATTGATGATCCGGGCACGGACCTAATCCCCACAGTCAATTTCATATCGTTCTGGGCCGGTCTTTTGTTAGCAGTTCGATACGTCCGGCACATGAGCGGCATTCGTGAAGATCCAGCTGAGCAACTGATCTTGTTTCATCCGCTCCGTCCAGAACGGCCGCCACAGCGGGGGCCAGTGCCATTTCGTCCTGGCTGCGTGTGGACTGAAGATCGTGCTGTTGCATCGCGCTGAAGCTGGGTTTGGACTCCCGTCTCGACGCTTGATAAAGGCGCAGGCGAACAGGCCGGCGACGGAATAGGTATCTCGCGAGTGGGATATGAAGGCCTACGCCATTCTGCAACCGAGAGAAAGGGCGGAATGACTCCTGACCCCGACTCGCCTTATTCTAGGAGTTGCAAGCTAACCCAGGGCGAACACCATCATGAGAGAAGTCTTTTTCCTCGATTGGATCACTCCCGAGGACTATGAGGCCATCCGGGGTCTCCAAGGTTCGGACCTGCCCGACACCTATGATGAATGGTTCAAACTTCATACGACGAAGAAGATTGAACGCGGACACGTCGGCGATACCGTCGAACTGGTCCGAGTCTATCCGCACGAGTTCATTCGGTATTGTCGAGGAGCAGGCGCAGCTGCCACCGGCCACAGTTTGAACATCTTCGCCCAAGGAAGAGGGGCCGGAAAGATATACTAAGTAAGCACAACCCGGCAGACAGCAATTTGCTCAATTCGGGTTCCCGCGCAATCTGTCGGAGGGCGTTACAAAGTGGTGACATGCGCGGTAGTTCACTCGACAGCGCCAGCCAGACTAGGAGCGACGGCCGTGCCGAAGAAATTCCGACTCATTGGACTGCCAAGTGGCGCTGTGAATGCCGAAAAGCAGGAAATCGATTTTTCGCTTGCTGTCAGTGATGGGCGGCCGCTGGGGTTTATCGCAAAGATCGGGGTTGCCGAGCAGATCATTTCTGGCCTCGGCCGAATGGTTCGCGATTTGCGCCAGCCAAAGCCGCAGATGACTGCCGCAGAGGATGTTGCCGAATATCTCGTGCAGAGAGATGCTTTTGGGGGGCCAGTTCTGCTTCGGTTCGTGACTCCACATGGCGTCCCCTACACATTTGCCCTGCCAGCGGTGGCTGCAAGCGATATCGCTGAGCGATTGAAAACTGAAAGTCAAAAGGAGCGACCGGTGGGAAGGGCGTAGTCATTCTCGATGAGCTCACAGGGCAATCAAGGAGATAACTGATGATCTGTGCCTGCTGCCCGCACCTGCCCCATCAAACACGAACGGCGGATGCTAAATTTCTGGCGTAGATGGGGCCCGGCTCTATTCGTTGGAGCGCTCTGCATCTCCTTCCCGGCAACAATGTGGTTGGCCGTGGAGTGTTCATCGATATCCGTCCCTGAGCAACCACCCACAAACCAGCAACACGCAGGCACTTCCGATCAAGAACATCCAGCCACTCGTGACGTGTCGTTGCCTTTTCGCATCGGAAAATTCCTCGACGATCACAACGGGACTGTTAGCGCCGTTGCCACTGTCGCCATTGCGGGATTTACCCTCGTCCTGATTTTTGTCAGCCGCACCCAGGCTCGACTCATGCGCGAAGGACTTGTCACTGGTGGCCGCGCATTCGTCTTCCTCGAAGATTTCGACACGGAGTTCACGACCAAATTTCGCGGCGGAGGATATCCACCCAATATCAGCGGAATGACCATCAAGCCCCGGTGGAAAAATGGTGGCAGGACGCCCACCAAAAACTTGATTGTCAAGGTGGCCTGCGACTCGATCGATGGCGAACTGGCCGCCGACTTCACCTTTCCATATGCTGATAACGCGCTGCAGACAATGATCGGTCCAGATGCAACGGAATGGAGTAACCCCGTTCAAATCAGCGAATTTGACGCTAACAAGGCACTCGACAAAGAGAGGAATATCTACATTTGGGGCCGCGCAGATTACCTGGATGTCTTCGACCCTACATCCCCGCGCTTCACCCAGTTTTGTTACCGCATCCATTTCCGCCGCAGCGAAGGCCACGTCAGAACTCAATTCATCGCCTATGGCGACTACAATAAGTCCGACCAAGACCGCTAGAAAACGACGCGCCCACTCGCATTTACGTTTCGACGCCAATAATCGAGTACTGAGGGCTGGGCAATCCACCGTCTCGTCAAGTCTTGTGCAGTCATGCATATAGTCGTCCCGACGGTGTCACCAGGGAGAATTGCCATGAAGATCGAATCACTGCGACGCTTGCCGAGGCTTGTCGCTTTGTTGTTGGCTACCGGACTCTGCGGCGTGCCCGCCAAGGCGGACGGATTGCTGGTCACGCACCGCTTGCCGGCAGCGCTCGCCAGTCAGATCGCCAGCGAGGTTGTCGCTGCCTGCGCCAAGCAGGGCTATACCGAGACCGCCGTGGTGGTCGACGTGGACGGCGTGCGCCAGGCCGTGCTGCGCGGCGACCGGGCCGGCAGCCATACGCTCGACAGCGCCAACGACAAGGCCTATACGGCCGCCTCGTTCAAGAACGACACCTCCGCCCTGGTCGAACGGTCGAAGACGGTGCCGGGCTTCGCCGCGCTGTTCACGCAGTTGCCGCATCTCATCCTGTTCGGCGGCGGCGTGGTCATCAAGCTGGGCGACGAGGTGGTGGGCGCCATCGGCGCCTCCGGCGCGCCCGGCGCCGACCTGGACGATGCCTGCGCCCGCGCCGGCCTCGACAAGGTGCGCGACCAGCTCAAGTAGCCACACTGGTACCTGCGGAAGACCGCGCAGGCGTGCGCGGTAGGCCGCGCAGGACTAGCCGGGCTGGCCGAGCTTCAGGGGTTGGCGCTGGGCCATTTTGATGGCGGCGGCGGCGATCAGGTCGGGGTTGCTCTTCACCAGTTCGTCGAGCATGCCGGCGGCGGCGCGGGCGTCGTCCGCAGCTTTGTCGACGACGCGGTAGCTGTCGGTCCTGGCGGGGCCGCCCGGCATCGGCTGGTTCTCCAGCTTTTCGATGCGGGCGCGGAGCTCGTCGATCAAGGGCACCGCGGCGGTAACGGCCTCGCGCAAGCCGGCATTTTCCGCTGCGAGCTTGGCGAGTTCGCCCGAGGCGACCTGCTCGATCGTGTCTGTCGTTGTTGCCTGCTGCGGCGGGCAGGTGGCGCCGGCTTCGCAGAGCAGGTCGTGGGCCTGCTGCAGGCGGGCCTGGTCGGCCGCCGAATTCCGCGCGCCGAGCTTTGCGAGGACCGGTTCGGCAGCTGCGGCAAGCAGCTCGGTGCGGGCCTGCTCGACGAAATTGTGCCATTTGCTGGCGGCACCGGCGCTCTTGGCCAGGGCCTGCGCCTTGGCGACCACGTCGGCGTTGCGCAGTGGCGCGGTCGGGCCGGCGCCTTTCGGCTTGAAGTGCCGCTTCTCCACCACGCCGTCGGCCTTGATCATGCTGAAGGTGGCGGTCGGCATGCAGGGATTGTCGACCAGGCTGACTTCTGCCGGCTCGGCGGTGTAGCGGGTGACGCCGGCATTGCCGGCATCCTTCCAGCGCTTCACGTATTTGCCGCCGATGGAGAAGCCGGTGTAGACGCCCTGCTCCACCTTGGCCCATTCGTCGTCGTCCACCACCTTGGCGCAGGCCTCGATGCGCCTGGCTTCGTCGTCGAAGGCGATCTCGGTCAGCTTGCCGGCGGCGACCTTGCCGTGCATGGCGCGGACATTGCCGACGCTGCGTCCGTCGGTGGCCTTGGCGACGGCGCCGGACCAGGCCTCGAACAGCGGCTTGGAGCTGGCGTAATCCAGGATCTCGTCGGACTTGTCGACCACCTCCTCGGCGATGGTGCCATAGACCAGTCGCTTGGCCGCATCGACCTTGGTGATCGGCAGGAAGAGATTCAATTGCATGGTTTACTCCGGGTTGGCGGGTGGGGCATCGGCCGGTGTCGGCGCGACGAGCGGCACGAAGCCGGTGGCGGTGGCGAACATCGGATGTTCACCACCCAAAGTGGGATCGAGGCCGAGCTGGTCGCGCGCCTCGTTCACCGAGAGGATGCCCGCCTTCACATAGCCCTGCAGGATGGTGGCCTGGGCCGTGCTGTCGACCTCGCGGTCGTCCTTCCAGCGGAACTCCAGATGCGGGCAGCCGAAGTCGTCCTGGATCACGCCGTCGATCAGCTGCTTCACCCAGCTCTGGATCGGAACCAGGCCTTCCTGCAGCGCAGATTCGTGCGCCGTGTCGGCGGTGGCGCGGTTCATCATGGCGACGAAGGGCTGCGGCGACACCGAGAAGCAGAAGCAGCAGATGCGCGCCAGCCACTCGTCGAACTGGTTGGTGAGCACCGCTTCCTTGGTGGCGATGAAGGTCTTGCCGACGCCGCCGGGCACGAACTTGGCGTGCCGGCGGGCGGCGGTGTTGCCCTCCAGGATGTTGTCCCACCAGACCTGGAACTCGCGGATCTGCGTCGGCGTCCAGCTTTCCGGCACGCCGATCAGGGCCTCCGGCACATTGCCCTCGGTGAAATATTGCAGATGGTAGATCTGCCGGCGGAGCGCGATGTTCACCGTCATGATGATCTGCTCGACCGGCGAATAGCCATAGACCTTGTGCGCGCGGACGTTCCGCGGCGCATAGATGAGATCGTCGGCGGTATAATTCACGGCCGGCAGGCCATGCAAAACTTGCTGATAGGCGGGCACCGGCGGCGGCGGCGTGCGACCCCAGTCATCGATGACGCGCTTGATGGTGGCGCCGTCGATCACCTCGAGCGCATAGAGCTCGCCCGCCTTGGTGCGGCGGCGATAGAGCGCGGGCGCATCGAGGACGAACATCTCCTCCAGCAGCTCGCGGAGCCAGGTGTCCCAATAGTTCACCCGGTCGGGCCGGCGGAAGAAGGCCTCGATCGCCTTTACCTCCGGCGTGAACTTCGCATCGCCGGATTCGGGCTCGTCCTGGTAGCTGTCGCGGAGTTTGATGTTCCAGCTCATCTGAGCCATTTGATCTTTGCGGGTCTCGATGATTATCCGGAGCAGGTCATAGGAATCCGCCAGCGCGCGGAGATCGGCGAACTTGATCGGCTCATAGGCGCGCGGCTCGATATTGAGGTTGTAGCCGCTGGGGAAATCGAGGATGCGGCCTTGCACCGCATCGGGCGCCGAGGGTGTCTGCGGATTGAGCGGGCCGAACCAATCGGCGCCGTCGCCGCGGACGATGCCGCTGTTGCTGCCGGCCTGGTAGCGCACCGTCAGGCGATAGGGATCGTAGGGTGCCGATGGCACGGCCAGCGACGTCACCTTGCCGCCTTCGCCCCGTTCCGCCATGGAATGCCCCTGCCGATGATGATTAGAGCATGTTGCGACGTGATGGAATCACCCCTCACCCTCCCAGCGCTTCGCGCTGGGCCCCTCCCTCTCCCACAAGGGGCGAGGAAATCAGAGAGCGAGGCTCGCTTGAACCCTCTCCCCTTGTGGGAGAGGGCAGGGTGAGGGGTGATTCCAACCAGTCGTGACGCGCTTTATACCAACCGCCGAAATTCCTGACTCGCGTTGAGTTTGGGGTTCCCGTTTGCCCTTACTTACGCTTCTCTCTTGCGAGTGGCGCGATTT